ATGAAGGCGGGGGGATTTTTTTTTGGACCCCCTCCCCCCTTTTTGGGGTCCCGGAATTTTTTTTATTTTTTTTTTTATTTTTTTTTATTTTTTTTTTTTTATTTTTTTTTTTATTTTTTTTTTTTTTATTTTTTTTTTTTATTTTTTATTTTATAAATCCGCTACACTGTACCTGGAAACCTTCTTCCACATTCCAGAAACATTCTCTTGTACGATCTGATCTATAGCATCCTGCACGGCCAGTGCCTGGTCCGGCTCGGAGAGGTCTGGTGAAACTTTTGCAACCCGGTCTAAGAACGAGGCGGTATTGTAACCCATCTGAATGTCATACTCTAACCACTGATCGAACATCGTGAAAGGATCGAATGGATTGTCGACAGTTGTCAACATGTATTCAGTTGTATCGATTGTATCCGTTGCTGTAGCTGGATCAATCATTGCATCTGTTATCTCAGCCATGTTCACCTACTCACTCAGACTAACCTTGAGCGTGGTCAGTGATACACCTAATGCATCGGCTACATCCTGTTGTGTATAGCCTGACTCCAGCATCGATTGAGCACGAACCCTTTTAGATGTAGTCATCTTAGGTGCGAACTTGGGCATGGCTAGGAACTTGACGGTGTCGAGATCACTGTTGTTAATGATCTCAGTTAGCTTAGTGTTACTGATAGCACCAGCTTGGATAGCATCCCATTCGTTCTGTGTAATGTTAATCTTTGTCTTCTTTGCTCCTGTTCTGATTCGTCCTTCATTCAATGCTTGTTGCTTGATCTTCTTGATGTCCTCGGGCTCGATGTGCGGATTAGCCTGGCGTCTTTGAGAGACCTGGACGTTTGCTAGAAGTTGGGCCTGCCGTTCAAGTGGAGCATTCTTCTTTGCCAGGTTGAGCTTTGCATTGAGGGTATCCACTTCATGCGCATACACCTTTGCTGCAGAGGGGGATCTTTCAATACCTTTAGTTTGTAACGCCTGCTTTCTTGCATCATTGGCCATAGCCTTGAGTCTATTCGAATGCTCAGCATAAAGAAGTTCCATCTTAACTGGATTACGTGAGACCAATGACTGTGCATCTTCAGCTAGAGCCAGACGTTCTATCCTCTGTTGAACCGGAACTGTACGTCCTGTTGCCACTCGTACCTTCTGTCCTGTAACCGGATCTTTCCTAAGTACACGCTCTGGTCGCATACGTCCAGTCGGTACATACACCTTCCTACCAGTAACCGGATCAATAGGTCCACCTCTAGCAGCAGGTCTCTCTATCCGTTCGGGAATGTAGACCGTACTCTTCTTTCTACTAACAATAGTTTGCGCACCCCTCTTTGCTCCACCTTGATACTTCTCTTTCAAACTGAGAATACCATTGTCTTTCTCAGATTGTAGAAAGTCAAGCCCATGCTTTTCCGAATCGATGACAACCATAGAGTGGCGAACAGCACGAGCAATCTCATCTGCAGGTGCACCCTTAATTGTCATGTCCGTAATCAGGTTACTAACCTTACCCATCTCCATTTGTTTTCGAGCATTGGTAATCTTAGGGATAGGAGAATCCTTGGGTAGCTTGTATACCATTGGATCAAAGCCCTTCAATTCTTCAAGGGCGGGGGTAGTTTTTACAGTTCGCCTATTATTCGGAACAACAAGAACTGTATCACCGTCGAAGTCCGCACCAGACAAATGATGTGCGACGTTGTGATTGATACCGATTGCATCTCTAGCTGAAGTACCAATAATCTTTCGAGCATCACGATTACGATTATTCACAGTCAATTCAGGAATCTCGAATGTACCACCATGTGGAAACCGAATCAAAGCTACTCGTTCACCGTGTCGCATACTCGGCGCATAGACTTCATTATCTTTCATAGACGGAATCGGAAGAATAACCTTAGTCGCTTGTCTTGGTAGATTAGCCGCTTTTAGATGCACGGATGCTGCATCTGTTTGATCAGCAAAACGCATGAGAAGTTCTTTACGAACCGTCGAATTCGTAAGTGAACTAATTTCATCGAACTCTTTTCGGCGTCGCTCAAAAGTCAAATCGAGTTGTTGCTTAGCCAGATCTGGATTTTGCTTTGACAACATCTGCGACGAAAGCGTTCTCGACCACTTATCCCAAGAACCTTCGACACCAGATCCTTCTTTGACGCCGATAATGTTCATTGCCGAAGTTACTTTACCTGTAGCTGGATCATGAATCTGACGAACGACTGAACCAAACGGAAGTTCAGGATCATCTTCCAATGGCTTCATTGCATCTTTCTTCCGACCCGTATTCGCCTTGTTTGTATTGACGATAAGATCTACACCAGCAGGAAGATCATCTTTATAGACGGCCATACCTTTGATGTAATGTGTACCGTCAATCATTACTCGAACTTGACCGTAACGATCAGAACCAAGATGCAAATCCTTCACACCAGGACGAACGTAAATCACACCATCAAGTTTATCGCCGCCTGTCTCGGCCCAATTAATACGTACTCTTCGTGAATTTACTGAAATCGGAGGCTCCATACCAAAATAACTCCGACCATGATCAATCGAATAATCGGTAATCTGCTTGATGTCAGCTCTGTTTCTCTGAACTTGTGAGAGTGACGTACCTGGTTTAGCCAAAACTTTCATAGTCGTATACTTACCGGTACCAATTTGCTGAATGTCGATGTTATGAAGTTCATAACCTTGTTCTCTCAAAACAGCAATGGCCGTGTCGAGACGAGTTCTAGTAACACCAAGTTGACTCTCTACACCTTTGCCGACATCGATCATCTCTTTCTTACCGACTTGATCTTTAAGCATATTAGCCGTTGTCTGAATAGCATCGGCTTTGTCCTTCTCACCTGGAGCGAGAAGAGCACGCACAGAAGACTCATTAAGACCACCCATACGTTTTCCAATTTCGACATTCGACCAACCCTTATCTTTCAAACGTTGAGCGGTAAGAATCTTCTCTTGCTTTTGCTGAGCACGAGCAATTGATCGAGCAGCAGTGAGCTCATTTCGCGTAATACCAAAACCTCGAGCAATCTCGGTATCCGACATACCGTCTTTTCGAAGCATACTAATTGTATCGAGAAAACTTCGATTACGAGTACTTTCAGATCTACCCGATCCCCACGGATAGCGACCCGAACGACGAAGGATGCCGTAATGCGCAAGATGATCTTCTTCAGTACGAATCACGACTCCTCCTCCAGTCTTCGATGAGAAATTATTTTATCGAAATCTTGAATTTTTTGCATGATAAACGCAATGTCCTCTGGGTCAGCATCATAAACCATAACCTCGTTATCTTGGTAAATGCGCAACTCAATTTTGATGTCAAATGGATTTTTATCGTATTCGAGACAAAATAGTGCAGCATAAACCTCAAGTTGATGAACTGAACCTGGAAACACTCCCGTTTTTAGATCATGAATTCGAAGTGTATTATATCGAAAAGAAATTGTATCCGCTGTACCGAAACAATTCTCAGAGTAATAGAGAACTTGCTCACAACTCATTCGATATCGAATTGCATCGTTGATATACAATCCAATTGTTCCGACAAGATCCGAAAGCCGATCGGCTTGAATTTCTCGATGTGCATATTCATGCTGTAAAGTTCCATACGCCGCCGCTTGTGTCGAAGTCCAACGTTCAAGTAATCGATCCGGAGTATAATGAATCCAATGATATTGACTAGGACTCAGAAATGCATGTTCCCCCTGGAGGTTTAAATGCTTGTTGAAGCGCATCCAAAACCTCCTCTTCGTTTTCGGGGTAAATATAAGCGGCAAACGACATTTCATCTAATCTTTCAATAAAATATCTTTGATTAGGTTGTGAGGGCGCTGTCGACTCTGGTTTTACTTCCAATGACGCCCAACACGGCCCCCAAAGAATAACAAGATCGGGAATGCCTTGTTGATACGCAGAGTCTGTTTTTAAAACGATACAACCAGGAAAGCGCTCATCGAGCTTTTTAATTAATTTAGCTTGAAACTGACTTTCAATCATGGAGATACTGGAGGCGGCGGCAGAGGCGGCGAAGTAGGTACTCCCATACCCGCAATACCTGTTTCAGGTGCCTGCTGCACATTACTCATAACTGAATCTTTGCTTGGGTCTCCGTTTAAACCTTCCAGAACCGCTGCCGCAATTTCATCTGCCGTCATATTCAAAGTATCATCGGCACTAAGTACAATACTAACCATGACCTGCATTTGTCCTCCTTATGAATCGAGCGCAACGATGTATGGCACAAACACAGATGGTTGCATCGTCTCGTGTGCGCCGCCAGAACCTTGCGCATCTGTACCTGGAGCTTCAGCATTAATAGCATGATAATGGTTTGCGCTGATACCACCCGACCAAGCACTAAATGCATGCGTATGATCTTGTGATTCACCATAAACCGCATCAGCTTGACCTTGATAAGTCGAACC